GCCAGTGCGTAGAGGTTGGCACCAGGTCTGTGAAGCTGGTGTGCCCGGCCCAGGCTTCAGTGCTGAGCGGAAAGGCGATGTAGCCGCCCTGCTGTGCGCGGTAGTGATCGCGCAGCAGTTTGGCCTGAGCCTGCGTCAGTGCAGCGAAGCTCAGCTCGAGGATGTGGCTGTAGGCGGTGGTGCCATGCCGGAAGCGGATGCTGCCACCACCGAAGCCCTTCTCCTCGGTGACGGGGAAGGTGCCCATGCTGTAGCGGCGTGTGGCCGGCTCCAGTGCCGGGAAGGTGGCCATCAGTTCTGCAGCGTGATGACGCTGGAACCCAGGCTGAAGGTTGCGGCGCTGCTGGAAACATCGGCGCCAAAGTCCACGTAGCAGACCAGCTCATCAGCGCTGCTGGCGCCGCCGCGTGATTTGTAGATCACAGCGGCCCTGGCAGTGATGGTGCTGGTGGCCCAGTTCACAGCGGCAAAGCTGAGCGTCACGCGATCGTTAGCGGTGGACTTGGTGACTGTGCAGGCAGTGGTCACGCCACCGGCGGTGTAACCGGTGCCGCTGACTTCATTCGTAACGGCAGATCGCTTCAGGTCGGTGTCCTTATTTGCCGCGTAGGCCGATGTGACCAGCAAGACCTTAAAGGTGTCAGTGTCGAGGTCGATGGCGCCACGGGCCATGTCATCAACGAATGAGTTGTAGATCAGGCTGGCCATGGTTGATGCTCAGATGGATTCATTCTGCCGAGATGGCAGGCGGCTGCGGCGCCAGCGGCCAGGTGATGTCAAACGGGTTGGGCGCATCAGCCAGATCACGCAGGGCCTGGCGGTAGGTGGCCCAGGCGTCACGATCGGCGCCGAGGTCGTAGTCAGCAATCTGCGTCCAGTCGCAGGATTTCAGCAGCTGGATGCGCTGCAGGCGGACCTTGGCGTACTGCGCCTGCAGCTCGTCGAAGCTGTAGGGGCGCACTAGGAATTGCGTGCCATCCCAGTCGATCGTTTCCAGCTTTGGGTTGCACTCGGGGCGCTGGTAGGGGCCGGAGTAGCCGGCACGCTCCAGCTCGTCAGGCGTGAAGGTGGCGCGATCTGTACGGGTGCTGCCGTCCGCAAAGCGGATGCGGTGCGGCAGGGGCGCTGGGGTGGTGGCGTTGTGGGAGTAGAGCATGACCATGCGCGGGATTAACTAATCGCTACCTTATTTGTTACATAGAGAGTGTCTTGGGTCACTTCATTGAGGCTTGTTCCGACTGTTATGGTTGCCAGGCTGACGAAGTTTGCGTTGCTTTCGTTTGATGCGTTGAAATTAAACGATGCCGGGAATCTGGGGCCATACAATCCACCGCCATAGGTTACAAAGATGCGAATGTGCGTAGGCGGCGCTACGGCAGAGCCCAAATCGAAAGTAATAGTTGCCGAGCTTTGGATCCCGCTCCAGGATTCTTTGTAGCTTCGATTGCTTGTATTTGCATCAACAATACTGGCATAGCTTCCACCGTCCCAAGTGAAGCTGCCGGTTGCTGTTACGCCTGTGATTACCGTGTTGTCGTTGTAAAGTTCAACCTCTGCGATTTCGATGGTGTTTGCGTTTAGTGATGTGTTTGCAAATGTATCTAGCCTGTAATACCTATAGAGTCCTGATGATGATGCTGGCCAGATCGCCGCACGCTTAGCCACGCTCTGCTCATTCTGGAACCAGAGCCCGGTTGCTGCGCTGGTTGTCGGCGTGCGCCGAACGCCCATCAGTCCGCCGTTAAAGCCGAGCATCAGCTGATGTCCTCGTAGGAGATGACCAGCTCCAGGTCGCCGGCGGCGCTGGCCTGTGCGCGGAGGCTGTGGCCTTCCTCCAGGTAGATGTAAGCCTCGCGGGTTACCAGCACCTGAGTGGCATCAGCTGGTACGGCGATGGTCTTGCCGATAGCGAAGCCCGTGGTGCCGTTGTAGTGCTCCAAGCTGATGTCAGCTGCTGCGGTGCCGTCAACGTTGGCGCAATACACCGAGTTGATCTTCAGCACTTTGCCGCTGCTGGCGCCATTGCTCAGCGCTGCCGCCATCGAGGTAGTGACGGCATAACCCACGGTCTTGCCGGTGACGGTTGTGACGGAGCTGCCAGATTTAATGTTGGGAGCTGCCATGAATCAGTCCCAGCTGGTGTAGGGGTCTTCATCCCAGTATAGGAATGAAGAGAACTCGTAACCGCCACCGTCGGCAACCACAGAAGCCGTCCCGCCTGCCAAGGTGATCGTAATGCTCTGCTGCAGGCCGTTGGTAGTTACAGCAGCTCCAGGTGCCAGCGTGATAATCACAGCCAGCTCAGCGCCGCCTACAAACTTGCCCTCAGGCGGCACCGTTTCCAGTGCCAGCTCGACGTTGTACCGTCCGCAGTAAACGTCGTCTACGGTTGGCGCTTCCGTGTATCGCCAGCGGTAATCCGTCAGTTGGTAGTCGCTGATGGTGGTGACGCCGCTCCAGATGCTGGACGGCATGGTAAAGCTCTCAAAGCTGCCGAACTGGCCTTGGTAGTGGCTGAGGATGCTGAGCATGTCAGCTTCAGCCAGTGCGATAAAGCTCAACCGCACTGAGCTGCTGAGCATCACGTTGCTATGGCGCACGCGATTCTGCAGGCCGTTATAGGCGGTGAACGGCGTGTGCGGATACTCGCCTGGCGTGAAGGCGCGGGTTGCTGGCGTTAGGGCGGGGAAAGTGGCCATCAGGGTGCGTTTGTGTAGTCAACGTAAGTTGTCCACGTTGCTCCGCTGTCTGGCGTTGTCTGCAGTTGTTGGAGGTTAATGCCAACACCTCCATCAAGTTCTAGGTTCCAGCTAATGACGCCCCAGCTGTTGTCAATGTTGCCGTTGCAGTCACGCCCTCGCACGAAGCCAAAGACTTGGCCTGTCGCTATTTCAGTGACGTATTCGACAAACGGTGAACTTCCGGCCGGCGCATAATATAGGCTTTCGTTGTTTGACATCTTGAACGCGTAGCGTGCATTGCCACAAGTTGTGACCGGGGCATAGGGTTGGTTACTGCTTACAACTGTTGCGCTTCCTTGTTGCGAGCCGTTAAAGCACCTCGTAATTGATTTGTAGGTACCAGCGCCTTGATCGCCAACTACGAGTACGCCGGGAATCGCGCTGACAGTGCTGACAAATGAGGGAACGTATTGCCCAGGCTCTGGCACGTACTCAAAGGATCCCCCCGGCGAATCGCGCTGAATGGTGACAATCTTTACGTCGTCCTTGTACCAAGTGATTGACTCTATGTTTCCGCTGCTGCCGCAGGGACCAGTCGCATCTGCAAATGGATACAATGCACTGCCTATGCCGGCTGGCATGTTGGCCGGGAATAATATATTCGGAGGAAGTACACCATCCAACCCATCGTCAGTGTTGCCGGTATCGCCAGTCGGCGCTGAATCGTTGAAGCCCAGCCCGCCGCCGCTAGGTGATAGCTCCAGTGGGTCAGCGCCATCAGCATCGGTGAACGTTTCAGCGGGGATGGTGTTGTCGCTGCTGGAGTTCACATCGCAGCTCACGCCAGTGCGGCCGCTTGGCAGGATGATGCCGGTGCCAACAGAAGCAACCACATCCAATGCGATCAGGCTGCGCCCTTGGTCGTCGATCGGAAAGTGCGTGGCCTCATAGCTCACATCACCCGCCAGCGTCTTGGTGATCCGCTCCACCTGGTAGAGGTAGTCATGCACCGAGTTGGCGTAGGTGCTGTTATCACGCTCCAGCCGCACGCGAATGATGTCGCCTGTGCTGATGATGATGTTGTGCTCCTGCGGCTTGGCTGCAAACCGTATGGTGTGCGTGGTATAGAGCCGCTTGGCCAGGATGTAGGCGCCAACCTTGACGGCGTGATCCTCGCTGGTGCAGAACGTCGAGAGATCATGCGACTCATACGGCCCGGTCTCGGCGGTGCTGGCATAACGCACCTCAGCGGTGCGGATGATGCCGATGTCGCTCTCCAGCTGCTGGCGCCAAATCACTTGCGCCACGAAAGGCTGCCGGTCCGCCAGTGACAGATAGTTGATCTCCAGCGTGCCAGGCAGCACCGTGTCTTCGGTGAAGGTGTATTCCGCCGTGATCGCCGTGGTCTTGATGGCGCCGCCCGCAGTCACCGGCAGCAGTGGCCGCAGCCCGCGCTTGCCGCCTGCGCTGCTCTCAGCCAGCAAGAAATAGGGCGCCAGCCTAGCGGCAAGGTCGGAGTAGTTGGTACTTTCGCGGATCTCGATGTTGCAGGTAAAGCCGTTTACCTCAAGGAACGTGGCTGCTGCCAGCAGTGCGGTGTTGTCGATCATCGCCGCTGGCACCCTGCTGGTATTGACCAGCAGCCACTTCACTAGGTCCGCGAAGTTGTCGCTGGGTCCGGTCACGCTGTCGTAGATCCGGGTGACGGCCATGCCACCACGGATGAACAGATGCACCTGGCGGTTGTACTGATCGAAGCCGTCCGGAATGGTGACGTTGAAGCTGAGCGTGCTAATGTCCGGGTAGCTGCCGACCGTGCCGCAGAAGAACGGCGCCTCGGGCAGATCCTTACCGGCACGCTGCACCAGGAAGTTGCCGGGTGCCCAGGTACCGGCCCTGCGGTCGTAGGTCTGCGTATGGGCGCCAACGCGGCAGGCACGCTGAAAAACATCCTTCACCGGGATGCTGTCGAGCTGGCCCTCGCTCAGCACCAGCATGTAGTAGGCGGTGACGTTGTTGCTGGCGTCATTCTCGAAGCGTGCTTCGGTGGCGCCGGGACTGATGAGGATGCCGCCTTTGCTGTTGCGGAATCGGGCGAACACGATCGGCACCGGCTCGCCAATCTGCGCGAACCGCTGCGGGCTATCTAGCTCTGTGGTGCCCTGCGCGGCGGTTGCATCAGCTGGTGCATTGATCTGACCGGCCTGGATGGCCAGCAGTGCCAGTGGATCGCTGGAGGAAAGGAAGCTCACTGCCTGATGCCCTGCCCCATGATCGCCAATGTCAACCGGCGCGGCGGCACTTGCGCTCCAACGGGAGACAATGCCGAGCCGAGTTGTATTGTCAGGCTAGTCAATCCGCCATTGCCGCCAACCACTTGGCCGGTGTATGCAGCCACCAGCTCCTGCCCAGCTTGCGGTGTGTTGTTGCCCAGGGTGGAATCGAACTGGTAGATGCTGAGATCCACCAGGCGGCCATCGCTGATGGCAGCGAGGAACGCATTCAATACCAGGCCGGTTGCTGCAGCGGTGACGGATACTGACTGCTCAGTGCCACTGCTGCCAGCGGTGATGCCATCAGCAATGAACGGCACGTAGTTCCAGCTGGCGCCGGACCATGTGACGCTGGTGTTGGCGTAGTAGCTCTGCCACCGCTGGTAGGTAACGCCAGCAGCGTCGTAGATGCGAAGGTATTGGCTTTGCGCTCTCATCAGGCCATGCCCAGCGCGATGCGTGCAGACGGTGTACGCAGACGGCCGATCACGCCTTCAGCGGTCAGCCGCATGGCACGTTCCATGTCGGTCACGGTGACGTAGCGCTGGCCGTCAAACTCCATCACCGGGCCGGTGGTGATGTTGATTGTCGGCGCTCCGCCGCCTGATGCAGCACCTGCCAGCACTGCGCCGCCGCGAGCACCTGCTAGGTAGTTGCTGCTGGCCGCGGCCATCTTGGATTCAGGCACCACATATTCGCGCTCGCCGCCTTCGCCCACCATCGCCAGTGTTGGTCGGTCCACCACGCCGCCCTGGGCAAAGGCTGGCACAGTGAGCTGTGGAATCAACGGGATGTCGGGCGCCGGCAGTCGGTTGAACGCACGGATCAGCACATTGATCAGTCCTGCCGCAAAGTTCACTCGATCGCCTAGGTACTGCAGCACGCTACGAAAGACATTCTTAATCGTGCCAACTACTGCCTCAAATGCTTTGCCGATCGCGCTGCCGATCTTGCTGAAGATCGCCACTGCACCATCGTACAGACCCTTGAAGAATCCAAGGATGGGCTTTACGTAGTAGTTCATGTAAGCCTGTGCGCCAGCTTTTAACAAGCTGCCGATCTTATTAAAGGCTGCGCCGATAAAGTTCACTACAGCATTGAACGCTGCACCGATCTGATCACGGAATGCGTAGATCGCAACGCCAGCTGCAACCAGCAGCGCCACGATACCAACCGGGCCAGTGATCAGTACAATGAACGCGGTGGCAATGCCAGCAATGATGCTGCCTGCGCTAGCCAGTGCGCCACCTGCTGCGAACAGACCAGCAATCGCGCTGCCGATTGAGATGATGGCAGAGATTGCAGGCGCCAATGCAACCAGCGCTGTGAGCAATCCGCCAATCACCAGCAGCGTGGCCTGCACCGGCTGTGGCAGTGCCGTGAACGCTTTGATGATGCCAACGATCCCCTGCGCGATGCTTGTAATTGCAGGCAGCAGTGCTGTGACTGCTTCGTTGAATGGTCCGCTCAGGCTGCGGCCGATTGCATTCAATGAATCATTAAACTCATCAGCTGACTTCGCCATGTCGCCAGAGATCGTGGCTTGATATTGCTCAAGCGCGGCGCGGCCTTGATTCAACATTGGAATTAGCTCAACGCCAGACTTGCCGAATAGCTGCATCGCAAGCGCA